ATCGGGCCTTTGCCTCCTGATTGTGTCTTAACTAATGTGGGAAACATCTCCATGGAGTCATAGACGTGATTTGAGAAAAGAATCGGTACACGAGCTTTTGCAGCTTTATATGTTAGTACACGCATCATTGATTTAATAGCTTTAGCGCGTTGTCCTACATCAGAAGCATCTTTACCTGATGCTGTATCTCTAATTTCTTTAGCGGATGCTAAATTACCTAAAGAGTCAATTGAAACAATAAATTTTAGATCAGGATTATCAGCCTTAATAACATTGTCGAGAAAAGTGCAAATCTGGTTACGACAATCTTCAATAGTTTCAACCGGGTAGTATTTAGTCTTTGTAGGATTCATGCCTACGGCTTGTGCGCCTTTTTTATCAACAGCTACTTCTGAATCCCAAATTACAGCGATATACCCTTTCTTTTGAGCATTTGCCATAATTTTATTCATTATAAGTGTTTTACCAGCTTGGGACGGCCCTGAAAAACCTGTAATACGCCCTGTAGGTATACCTTTGAATAAAGAACCCGAGATAATAGCATTGAGTGCGTACGAACCTGTATCTATCCAATCTGTTGCTGTAGAAAGTGTCGCGCTGTCTAATACAGCAGCATCAGGGTTAAGTGCGTCGACAGTTTTAAAAATGTCTTTGAGAGAGGATAAATCTTTATTTGCCATATGTAAATAGTATAATAGTTTTAAACTACATGCAACTATTCATCAAATAATTTTATAACTTCTGGGTTGTTTTGTGTAGGTTGAGCTGGTGCTTGCTGAGGTTGTGGTGCAAACAGTTGTTGATATTGAGCTTGTAATTTGTAATCAAACACGATTTCATCACATTCAGTAATTAATTCACGGTTATATCTCCAAGTTGTAGATTCTGATTTATCTGCTAAAAACTCTCTAAAAAACAAAGGTAAAATCTGTAAAGAAAGTTGACCTGATTGAGGGTTAGGTTGAATGTGAACAACAGCTGGGTTCTTTATTACCAATTGAGTATCGGTTTGTTCAGTTTTTTCTCCAATAATCAATCTACCAATTGTATCGAAGAATGTGACGATTTTATTTTCTTTATTTTCCATAATGTATTATTTTATATTTTTAAAATTAATTTGCAACGTAAATTTACTGACCCATTGCTTTTTTAGTGTAATATTTTGTATTGTACAAGACAGGTGGTAGTAAATCAAAGGATGTAGCTCTACAGGGGTTAATATCTAATGAACCTCTACGAGAGTAAAGTAGTGTAACACAACAGGATTCTACCTGTGGGTGTTTCATAATTTCAGTGTACAATTTCTCAGCACAAAATTCATGAAATTCATTAACTTCTCGTAAAGAGACAATTTGCTTATAAAGAGAGCATGGCTTAACAACTGAATCAAGGGTATTGATAGAAATATAAGCAGCTCCTGTATCTTTTTGTTTTGTATGTCGGCAGCGAGATCTTAAAGCGTTCGTAAAAAATTTATTTGCGTAAAGTGCTTTATTGTTTTTAATACTATACCCAAAACCTGAATAGTTAATTTTTTCAAACTCTAAATGATTTTTTTCTGCGTTGTAATCGCTTATTTCAATATCTTCTAAATCTTTTCCTAAAAAGGTCTGTAAATCAATATAATTTGCCATAGGAAATATCCCATTTTCGTCTTCTCCTGAAACAAAAAATTTAACTTCTACTTCTGTCTCTAAAGCTTTTTCAAGATCTGTTTTAACTTGTAGTTCGTAATTAGTAATTGCGGCGTCAACGGACTGCCCCATCTTGCACATATCAAAAGTGTTGAGATACAGTTTAGCAGATTTAGATTCAACCATATATTTTGAATCAGATGAATAGGTATATTTTAAAGTACCTGCAATAGGAGCCCCACTATTAAGAAGAAATGTAGCTTCATGGCAATGCCAAGTATCGTAACCTACGAACTCGTTTCCTTTGATGTTCCAACCGTCTCGAGCTAGTTTACGAGGCATTGGATTAAGAAGTGAAGCATCATGACGATCTGTGTAAACAGCGTATGATGCAGATGAACCTAAAGTTTTAGATGCTATGTCGGTTAAGTCGTTACTCATTTTTCTAGTATGTTTTGTTTGTATATAAAACCGGTGACATTATTTCGAGTTTGTACTTGAAACCAACCACCAGAATCATTTATTATAGTTACTTCTGTATTATTTGCAAGTCTTGTTAAGATCTTTGAATTGGTAGAAGGTAACTGTCTTAAATTTGTCCACCCGTCTTTATCGTAAATTTCTCCTAACCTTAAAAGAATAGCAGAAGGGGTTGTTGATGTATCCGTCTCGTCTTTTTTATTAAATGTTGTATATACCGAAACTGATGCTGTAGCTATTGCTGCTATACCTGTTAAAGTAGCTCCTATATACTGAACGCTATTCATTATTTAAGATATTTTTTAATTGTTTTCATTCTATCTTCAACAGTTCCACTTAAACGAATAATTTTGTCTCTATTAGCTGGAGACATTTTATATGTAATAAGATCCTCAAAGAGAACAATTATATCATCTCTAAATTTAAGATCAATAGAACGTTCACCGTCGTCCACTAATTTAACATCTGTAGGATCAGTATAGAAAATATAATCTAATTTATCCATTAAAATACCATACACCCCGTTAAACGCATGTAAAACTTGCTCTGATACTTTCCCGTTAACTACTTGATATTTTGTATAAACATAACCATCAAGAATACAACGATCTAATATCAAATTTTCATCTGGTTTAAGATGATTCTTAATATGTTCCGCTAAAATATAAAGCTGTGTTTCTGTTCCACCAATTTCATTTATTTTAACATCATACGTACGACGCACATAACGTGTTACTTCATCAACAAATTTATAATCTTTATAAACTTCTTTACACTTATTTAGTAAAGTTGTTTTCCCTGTACTCTGCGCACCTGTAAATGAAACTCTCATAATGTTATTATAACCTATATTTTAGAAAATCCACCCATAAATCTGAAGCTGCTTTATGAGTTTTACTAAAAATCTCATCTAAAGTATTATTTTTTACGTATACTAAATTTTGTGCTAATACCGGTCCTGCATCAAGTTCGGCTATACATTTATGTATTGTATTACCTGAAAATTTTAATTTCTCTTCAAATGTTTTTATTTGAGGGTCTTTACCTTTGAGGTGTGGATATGTAACTAATGGTGCAGGATGTAAATTGTAAATTTCATACATTTCACAAACTTCAGGGGGAATAATTCGTAACCAACCATGAAGTGTAACTAGAGAGTTAGGAGGTATAGCTTCTATATATTCGGTAACAGTTGGTTTTTTAGGTAAAAAAACAATTCTTTCTAAGTAATCGTGAAAAAGATTTTGATTAATATCAAGTATTTTATCTTTACTTTTATTAGTAATGATAATATCAGGTATCTTTTTTAAGGTTTTTGAAATATTATATATTTCTGAACCTGTTTGTGAAAATAAAGTAACCCAAGTTCTTTTTACTGACATAGTTTTCTAAACTGAGTAATATTCCAAAATGAATCGTAGATTTGTTGCTCAGTTAATTCAGCATCAATAAAATCAACTAATTTTACTGACCATTTTTCTGACAGCCCATATTCTGGTTCGTACTTCTTTCCAAGAATACCTGCAACAATGGGGTTGGAAGTATCGATAGTTTCAATATACTCCGATAAAAAATTTTCAGAATAAAGGGCAAACTCCCATGGGAGAGATGCTCCGAGAAGATGATGGGGTTTACTTACATCGAGTACATCGTCGTCATAAAGATCATCCAGAAGTTTAACTCTGCCTACAGCATATTTTAACCATTTATTATCTTCTTGTTCCTTGACAAAACCGGGTACGTTAATCTGTGTCCAATCACAATTTTCTAAGTAGTAAGAATAGTCAAAAGAAATAGCTACTTTATCGACTTTAGGTGCAACGTAACGATAACAATCGATAATATCTTGGTATGTTTTACCTTGTACAACTCCGATTTTACGACCTGGAAGATTAGAATACTTTGATAGGAAATTATCCATAGACATACAAGTACCAGCAGTATCTTCTAAAACATCTGGTATAACATACTCAAAAGGTTTAAGCTCTTTAACCCAGTAGGCGAATTGATCAGGATCAAAAGATGTTCCGAGCTCAAAAATAGAATTATCTAAAAGAACTCTACGACCATATTCTACTGATTTAAAATAAAAATCTTTATATTTCTGATTTTCAGGTAATAGATGTACTAAACAATAATCATAATCATTA